TCATGCCAGTCTGAATCTGACCAATTCTTAAGTATTTCGTCAAATTGAAATATCTTATATCCTTCATTCATAGCGTTAAGTCTTGGTATACTAATATAATCTACCGTTCCTTCATAATCCCCTGTATAATTAAACCATTTTCTTCCTTTAATAATGGCTAATGTAGGTTGTCTGTCTTGCTTAAAGACTAACATGGGCAATTTTCCACATGCTCGTGCATCTTTTTCACATTTTTTCATGAAAATCCAGAAATCGCTCCTATTATTAAATAGGCTTGATATAGCTTGTTTATTGTATCCCTTTTTGCATTCTATGCAGTATATGAAGTTCTTAGGGGTTATCAAGTCTCCATAAATTTTAAGGTAATCAGGTAGGGTATGGGTAGTAGCAAAAGCACCAGATCCAGGACTTCTTGAAAATTCTTTAGTGTCGAATCTATCATTAAGTTGGTTAGCCACTTTTCTTTCAAAGGTACTGCCTTTGGTTCTGCTGTTGACCCTCTTCTTTTTCTTTCTTAACTTGGAAATATCATAATCATCTTGCATACTTTATCCCCCTTTAGTCTATAATAGGAAAACCAAATGAGTAACTTTAAGTTTAACCCCAATAATTGGAAAATCAAAGTCGTTAATAGGAATAGAGATAGAATGAAACTGTATATTAAATTAAATGCACAAGAAGCTGAAGCGTTCAAGAATTTTGCGGATGCAGTGAAACCTCCAGAGGCTACCCTTGATGATTTTTTGAAGGGTATCTTTTTTGCTGGTATAGAAAAGTTTGAAGAGAACCTAAACTCTAAGATTGTAGAGCACATTGAAAGTAATCGTGACCAGTACGAAGCTTCGGGCTTTACTTTTGATGAAGAGGGCAAGTTCACGGGGACTGAACCAGAAGAAAAAGGTACTGTGGAAACTATTGAATAATGAATCTTAAATTCTTAAAGTCTGAGAATCAACTTAATAAGGTCATTAAACGTCAGAAGCAAACAGGGTCCGTTGTTAGGATCCTATTTGTTTCTTTGTGGGATGAGTGGTCTAATAAGCTTGTTGATAAGTTAAAGAATAAGACTAATGGCAATGACGAGTTGTACGTTGTAAATAGCTTCTCAATGCCTCACTCTTTTGTAATTTATAAAACTCAGAAGGTGCCATGCCTTGTAACACTCGGTAAGGCTTACTCCCCAGCCGTTGTTGATGACTACCTGCCCTCTGTCTACAGCAACTTGGATATTTGATCCTTGTGAAGTTCAATGTAGTCGTTAATCTTTTCGCAATATCTTTTATTTTTTGTGTAGACTAACTTCAAATTGTTTACTATGATAGTGGTGAAGTAGTTAAATGCGCTTCCTTTTTTAGGCGAGAAGTTTTTTAAGGTCTTAAGTATAAGGAGGAAGCATTCTTGTTTAGCGTCCTCCGTGTCTACAGAAAATTTAAAACTGGCTATTATATTGGTAATTAAGGTATCAAATAATGCCATTAGTTCATCCTCATGAGCCGTCTTATCGGATAAGTATAATTTGATTACTTTTTCAAACCTTTTGTTGTCTATATAGAAATTAGCCATATACTATGATAGAGCCTAAAAAAGACTTAGGATCCTTATATTCTCAATGTAGCTCAGGGGAAAACCCCGCTTGTGAAGAGTGTTCAATCCTAAAGAGTTCTGTAGCAGTCCACTCTTTCATGGATTACGAGGAGTTGGAAGAGTGCGACACTCTGTTCTTATCTGATTCTCTAAAGTATAAGTTTGGGGAAGTGGTTCCTTTTGAGAAGGCAGAATACTCCTTATTGGAGAGGAGCCTTGACGCACCTTTTGTGGTTGCGTCCTCGGTAAAGTGTGTATCTGTACGAGAAGCAGATATGACCCCCATCAACATGAAGACTTGTAGGGCGCATTTAGAAGCCACTATTGATAAGGTTAAACCCAAGTTGGTACTGCCGTGTGGGAACCTTGCAATGAAGATGCTTGTAAAAAAGAGTGGCATCACCAATAAGAGGGGTAGCTCTTATGAGTACGAAACTCCTAATGGGACTTCATGTATGGTGGTTCCAGTTTTCCATCCCTATAGCGTTATTAAGGAGCCTCGTCATAGGTATTTATTTGAAACAGATATTAAGAATGCGTATGACAAGTACGTTTTAGGAAAAACTTCCACTAAATCCTTTTCTTTTAAAGTTCTTACTGAAATTGAGGATGTCCGAAACTTGGCTACCTCCCTTAAGGACACGGGTAAGACCCTCGCTGTGGACTTAGAAACAACGGGTCTTAATTTCCTTAAAGATAAGATACAAACAATAGGCATATCTTCAGAGGATGGTAATTGGGTCATTCCACTTAATCATAAAGATAGCCCGTTTTTGGATACTGAGGAGGTTTGGGACCACTTAAGAAGTATACTAGGCAATCCTAATAACAAGAAGGTATTCCATAACGCTAAGTTTGATTTGAAATTTCTTATTAATAACAATGTAGAAACGATTAACGTGTGGGACACTAAGATTATACAGCATCTCTTGGATGAGAATGTTCCCAAGAGTCTTATGGACTTAGTAAAGATGTATTTTCCAACGGAGCTTGAGAACTTGTAATGCTTACGATTAAGAATCCAAAAACGTATGATTGGGCTAATATGCCTTTATCTGATTGCTGTGAAGGCAATGCCATGGACTCTCACTTTACTCTTCGATTGTTTGATCTTCTGATGGAGAAGATAGGGGAGGACATGCCATCCGTTATTCCTTTGTTGGAAAACGTCCTAAGCCCTGCTAACGAAGTATTCTCAGTTATGGAGTATGATGGACTAGATGTGTCACCTGAGCGTTTGAAGACGGTAGGACACACGCTTCGTTTACAAAATGCTAACCAGATGGACGACCTTTACTTCTTCGATGAGGTCGTTAACGCAGATAACCTTGCAAGCACTAATGATCTTAGAGAGATACTGTATACACGGGAGGGAGGCTTTGAGTTTTATCCTCCTGACAGGACAGCGACAGGAACACCCTCTGTTTCTGCCCCCACTCTAAAACTTATTTTGGAAGATGTCTCTGAGGAATTGGCTAAAAGATGAGTAAATGGAAACATAGGGAAGAGGGCAAGCGTGTATGCAAGTCCGTAATTGCAGGAAAAACCACAGATCAGTTACAAACTGCTAAAAAATTCCTGTCTGGCCTTTTGGATCTAAGGAAATCGGAGAAGCTGTACAGGACTTATATTCAAGGTACGAAGAAAGCCATGGAGTATAACGAAAGTAATAAAACTTATTCCGATTTTAGGTTAGATGGTACAACTACAGGACGCTTATCTTGTGCTGCGTACAATGCAAAGAAGAGTATGGGCGTTTCTTTTCATACGCTTCCTCGTGATGAAAAGACTAATGTTAGGAGCCTGTTTGTTGCCCCGAAGGGTCACGCATTTCTCACGGTAGACTATGCGGCTATGGAGTTGCGTGTACTATCCCATATTGCGAAGGAGGGCAACATGCAATTCGCCTTCCAAAATGGCAAGGACCTCCACACCTATACTGCCCAGCTACTCTTTGCTAAGGAAGATATAAGTAAGCATGAGAGGCAGATAGCTAAGTCGGTGTCCTTCCTCATTGTTTATGGTGGAGGTGCTTTTAACTTAGCAGAGACTATGGGGATATCCCTAAAGAGAGCAGATAAGATAATAAAGAGTTATGAGTCTGTCTATCCAGGCATTTTTAAGTTTATGGACTTTATTAATAACTTTATCAAAGAGAATGGGTATGCCTATACTATCTTTGGAAGACGCAGACATCTTCCTGATGTACATAGTAGAAACTTTGGTGTCGTTAATAGAGCTTTAAGGCAGGGGCTAAACTTTACTATCCAAAGTTCTGCATCAGATATTCTCTTGTGCAGCCTAATAGGCATTAGAACCACTTTTAAGGACGAGGGATTATCAGCTAGAGTAGTGGCTACAGTTCATGATAGTATTGAGATAGTGTGTCCTCATGAGGAGGTTGAGCAGGTATGTAAGATTGTTCATAATGAGATGGTAAACTATCCCTATATTAAGGATAAGTTTAATATCCATTTCGATGTCCCTCTTGCTGTTGATATAGAAGTTGGAGACTCTTTTGGTGACGGCGTTTCGGTTGATTTCAAGGAGGGAGTACCTCTAAATGTTAATAAGATAGTAGAGGATTTGAAATGTCAACACTAATTTTAACAGACTTACACTACACAGAGAAACCCCCCGCTATGTTGGGGCATCAGGTTAGGAGTGTTTGCAAGATTATTAATGAGGTACGCCCAACCAGCATTATTTTTATGGGTGACCTTATAATGCACAGGAAACCAAGCCCCACTGTACTTCTGGCTTTAAAGAGAACCTTAAGAGCAGCATCCTTGCATACTGAGGATATTACTATACTAAGAGGGAATCATGATAGTGAGACTAAGGCTGACGATGGAGTAACTGCCCTTTCCCTGTTTGATTCCTATGCTAATATCATAACTCTCTTTAAGATAGACCATGCAACCAAGCGTATTTATATTCCTCATTATGAGAATGAATCTAAGATTCTTGAATACTTAGGGAAAGCCGCAGAGTATCCTGAGTACACTGTGTTTGGACATTTCGGGTATAGGGGATGCATGAACTCTGTTGGGGATTTAGATTTCTCTTTAAAGCTGAGTACATTTAAAAATAAGACATGGTTAGGTCACATTCATACTTCCGTAAAGGAAGGTCTTGTTACTATCTTGGGAACTCCCTACACTACCAATTTTGGAGAATGTGATAAGGAATCCTATTATGGTCTGATTGATGATGACGGATCAGAGACTCTTCAAGTTGTAGGTCATGGTCCTCGTCACTTGCGCTATAATATAGATGAGCTGGATGATGACCTTATTTCTTATATTAATGATACTAATTACAACACCTACTTGAGGCTATTTGTTGATCGTCTAACTAACGAAAGCCTAGAGGCTATTACTGGGGGCATCGTAAAGAAGCTTGAAGTAGAGTCCGTAGACATAAAGTATAAACCTGTATCCTTGGATGATGATCAAAGCAACTATAGACCAGAGCGGGGTTTGTTTTCTATAAATGATGTGATTCTTGAGGATTACATAGATAACAGCAACACCACCTTGAGTAGGGAAGATTTAATAGAGGGCTTAAAGCTATTAAAAGATGAAAATTAAGAAAATCAAAATAAAGAATTTCTATTCTTTTAAGGATGTAAGTCTGAATCTGGGGAAGTATACAGGCTTGACCCTTATTAAGGGTCTTAACAAGGACGCAGAAGGTTCCAATGGTTCTGGGAAGAGTGCCTTGGTAGAGGCTGTGTACTTTGGTATAACAGGGAGAACCATTAGGAAAAGCACGGAAGCTGCTTTAATTTATAACAAGGCCAAGAAGGGATGCTCCGTAGAGCTTACTCTTGATAACGACATTGTTATAAAGAGATCTAAGAAACCTACTAAGCTTGAGCTTTTCATAAAAAAAGAAAATGTCACCGAAGCATCCATGGCCTTAACTCAAGCTAAGATTGACAAGTTACTGAACACTAATGCAAAAGTACTTATGGCATCAATGTTCTTTGGACAATCTAATGATTTAAACTTCCTAGATGCAACTGCCGAGGATAAGAGAGTTATCATCAGAAACTTTCTAAACCTAGATGATATTTTCTCCATGAGGGACAGGATAAAAAGCCACAAGTCCACCTTTTACCAGACTGCTAAAGTAAACTTCCATATAGTGACAGAACACGCTGCTACTATTAAATCTTTAGAAGACAAGCTAAAAGATATGGATCACGATTTTATTTTTAAATCAGATGCGTGGGACGAGCAAGACATTCTATTAGAAGATATTTTAGATGCAGAGCAGCAGGTCCGCACACATGCTCGTTTATTAGACAACCTTAAGTATGATTTAAATAAGGTTACTGCTGAGATTAGAAGGCTTAGGGGCAAGATAGAGGACGTTACGGAGGTTTGCCACTCCTGTGAGCAGCCTCTACCTAAGTCCTCTATTGCAAAGCAGCGGGAGAATCTGTTTGAGGAACTTGAGAATTTAGAGATTTCTGAGACAAGGATTAATGATTCAATAGGGGAGTTAAACCTGAATGAGCCTATTCCTCCATCTGTCACATCTGAGGAATACACACAATATTCTAAATGGCAACAGCAGCAAAGTAAGAGAAATACTTATGAATCCCTTATTAAGGAAACCAATGTTAAGATAGGTGATGCCGATATTACTAGGCAGAGTAATGAGAAGATGTACGAGGTTATGCGCTTTTGGGAAAGAGCTTTCTCAGAGCAGGGTGTAATAAAGTATATTATTAGCAATATTCTAGAGTATTTTAATAAACAGTGTAATTATTACTTAGGATATTTAACTAATTCTAAGTTTTTTGTAGAATTTGACCAAGAATTGAATGAAAAAATAGTCAGTGTAGACACCCTGATACCGTATATATCCTTGTCAGGTGGAGAAAAAAGGAAGGTTAACTTATCGGTATTATTAGCTCTTAAAGATTTACTTATACTAACAGATAAGAATCAGTCTGATCTTTTATTCTTTGATGAAATTGCTGAAAATCTTGACGAGCAGGGTATAATAGGTCTCTATCAATTACTGATTGAGTTGAAGAAATCTAAAAACATATTCGTTATAACTCACAATAAGTACCTAAAAACACTCTTGGATTCTTCTAAGAGAATTTTAGTTATTAAAGAAAATGGTATAAGCACTATAAAGGGGATATCTCGTGGCAATCGTAAAACTGGGTGAGCTGGGACAAGAAATATTTGAGACGAGGTATGCCTATCCAGGAGAGAAGACATGGGCTGAGAGGGCTAAGGCCATAGCCAGAACTATCGCAAGTGCTGAGAAGGATGCTGATAAAGAGAAAATAGAAAAGAAGTTTTATGAAGCTATCTCCTCTGGCGATCTAATTCCAGGAGGTAGAATCATTTACGGTTCTGGGAGAAATAAAGGATCCCATAACCTGCTTAATTGCTTTGTCATTATACCTGAAGATTCGGTGGATTCCATAGGCAAGACAATACAGGACATGTACAAGATTTCTTGTGCTGGGGGTGGAGTGGGGTTTAATGTATCTAAGCTTCGTCCAAGAGGGGATGACATTGGAAGTGTAGCAAATTCCGCACCTGGGGCTGTATCAGTTCTTAAAATGATTAATGAGGTTGGGGAGCATGTAAGGGCGGGGAAGAATAGAAGAACAGCCCTTATGGGTATTCTCAATATTACGCATCCCGACCTCCTTGAGTTCTTATCTGTTAAACTAGATCAGGGGCAGCTAAATAACTTTAACATCTCCGTAGCAGTTACAAATAGATTCTTAGAGGCAGTTGAGCTTGGAGAAGACTGGTTCTTCTCGTTTAACAATAAAGAATATCACATGTTTGATCTCCTTAGGCGTAAGAGGGGGGATGATAATGACTCAGAAATAGTTCGGGTTGTTGGCCTTGATGAAAAGGATGCCAAAGCCAGAGCGGAAAATTTCCATAAAGAGGATTGGAAGGATACCTTTGAAATTATTGGGCAGAATGATATTAAGGCAAAGGAGTTATGGGATCTTATTTGGAAGAATTCCGTGGAGTCTGGTGATCCTGGTATTTATAATATTGATCTCGCTAATAAGTATACCAATGTATCTTACTTTGAGACACTAGATGCAACAAACCCTTGTGGAGAAATCTCTCTGCCTTCTTATGGTAATTGTTGTTTGGGTAACATTAACCTGTCCAACATGTACGACGAGGAAACTCACACCGTAGATTGGAAGAGACTGGCTCGATCCGTCAGGACTGGGGTTAGGTTTCTTGACAACGTATTAACCATTAATTCATTCCCGACTGATGATTGTAAGCTGGTTGGACAACGCTCAAGGCGTATAGGTTTGGGGGTCTTAGGACTCCACTACCTGCTGATTAAGCTTGGCTTGAAGTACGGGAGCGAGAAGTGCTTGGAGTTTCTTGAGAGGTTGTTCTCAACCATTAGGGATGAAGCATATAAGCAGTCTATCTACTTGGCCCGAGACAAGTCCCCATTCCCAGAGTTTGAGTACCATAAATACCTCTCAGAGGAGTATGCAAGAACCCTTCCTGCTCGTATCAGGATGCTTATCAAGCGATATGGTATCCGCAATGCAGTTATGCTTACAATCCCGCCAACAGGTACTATTTCCATGCTTATGGGTGTGTCTAGTGGTATTGAGCCCATCTTCTCTGCTATGTATCATCGACGATGGAGGCATAATAATACATGGAAGCGGAAGTTAGTCGTAGACCCACTGTTCGCTGAGTATTGGAATGCTAATAAGGATCTATCTAATTTTGTTGGAGCGTATGACGTTTCCCCAGAAGATCATATTAAGGTACAAGCAACAATCCAAAGATACATTGATAGCTGTATTAGTAAGACAATAAATTTACCCAGCACGGCTGTTCCTAAGGACGTATCACAATGTGCCTTAGACTACGCTCCATACCTAAAGGGTTTGACCGTATATCGAGCAGGATCTAAGGGGAATGAGCCTTTGGAGGCTATTTCTCTAACAAAGGGTAATATAACTAAATATATGGGGGAGTTTAACTATGAACAAGAGAGTACACCAAGCGACTCCTGCTCCCTTCAAGGGGGAGAGTGTGGGTAAGTTAAAGGGTTGGGAGGAGTAATATGCCAATATATGAATGGGAGTGTGAGGACTGCAAGGTCTACTGGGAAGATATGTATGACAGCTATGATGATGCTCCTAGGAAGAGGAAGTGTCCCAAATGTAAGAAACCTAGAGAGAGACTTGTAAGTTCTTTTGGTGCTAAGTTTAAGGGTAGTGGTTTTTATTGCAATGATTATGGTGTTAATAACTACCGCCACTCTAGTCAGTTGGATTCTATTAAGGAGTTTGAGCGTGGGGCTAAAGAAGCTTCCGCTAAACGGATGGACTCTGGATGGCAGAACTACTCTAGGTATACTCCGAATATAGAGCAGATGAAGAAGGACGGAAGAATAAAAAGAAGAAAGACTGATAAGGAGATACAGGAAACACTAAAAACAGCTAAGAAATTGACGGATTCTGCTTATACTAAAGCAGACATCGACCCAATCGAAAACATAAAAAAGAAACCTCAGTAAAGGATACTCATGTATCAATTTAACGAAAATCTACAGAGAGGGATCTTGTACCTCCTTAAAAATGACAAGGATTTCCATTTACAAATTGTTAACTTGGTAAAACCTGATTACTTTGAATTTCCAATCCACTCAAAGATATTTTCTATTGTAAGAGATTACTATGGTAAGTATCATAAATTACCTACTGATGATATTCTCATGGAACAAGCTCGTCAGTCTCGGAGTAATAAAGAACAAGTATCAGACTTCGTGGATGAGGTAGAGTATATTAATAAGCTCGATGCATCTGCTATTGAAAATCAGGAGTACTTCCTAGATCTGATAGAAGATTTTGCAAAGAAGGAAGCTATGAAGGACGCTATTAGGGAAGGCGTTCTATTACTTAAAGATGATAGGATAGAAGAGATTGAGACTCTAGTTAAGAAGGCTCTAACGGTGGGAAGAGCGGTAGACTTGGGACAAGATTACTTCACCGATTTCTCTGAGCGTTGGGACAGAGTGTTCAACCCTAAAAGTTCCGATAAATATAAGACTGTTCTTCCTACCTTGGATAAATCCTTAGAGGGAGGTCTTAGTTCTAAGGAGCTTGCTATGGTTATTGCACCTCCTGGAGTTGGAAAGTCCCTGTTCCTTGTGAATCAGAGTGTAAAGTCTCTTATGGAGGGTCGAAAGGTTCTTTACCTGTCTCTTGAGATGTCAGAGGATAAGATTGCACAGAGGTTTGATTCGGTTATGTCCCTTATTCCTCAATTTTCTTTGAAGCAACCAGCAACCCAATTAAAGGTTCAGGAGCGTCTGGATTTATTCCAAGAGACATTTGAGAATAGCAAGCTTATGATTAAGGAGTTCCCATGTAATACTATTACGGTTAACAGTATTAGATCCCTGCTAGTACAGTTAAGTAACCATGATGATTTTGTTCCTGATGTTATTGTGATAGACTACCTTGAGCTGTTAAATCCCGTGCGTGAGAATATGCATGAGTATCAAGCACAACAAAGAGTATCAGAAGACTTAAGAGGTCTTGCTATGGAAACAAACAGTCTCTTGTGGACAGCAACACAAACTAACAGGCAGGGAAGATCTGTTAAACTAATTACTGATTCGGAGTTGGGTGATTCTTATGGTAAGATAAGAACTTGTGATTTTGCTATATCACTCAATCAGACGGAGGAAGAATTTGATTCTGGAAAAATGAGAGCCTATGTGGTGAAGTCTAGAAACGGTCGTCCTCGGTTCACGGTGGGGATGGGTGTGGACTACGGAACACTCAGGATGGAGGAACAGGATGGTGATGAAGAAGTGTAAGTTTTTAAATAAGATAAATGGAACTAGTTTTGATGCTGGGTATCGGACCTTTAAAATAATTGTAAAGGATAATCTATCTTCTGAGCAGGTCCCCTGTTGGGGTACAACTGATTTTGATTCATGTATTATCCACCTAGACTCTTCGGCCTCCGAATCCACAGCTAAGGAATCGTTGGTCCACGAAATTACTCATGTTTTATTGGAATTTGTGGGATTTGGTGGCTATGATAGTAAAGACACAGGACCACAAGACGGATTTATTAGAGATACTAATAATGAACTTCTGACAACGAGCGTCTCCAGAGCATTCTTACTTGCTCTGAGACTTAACCCAGAATTATTTAGAATTTTAATAGGAGAATAAAAATGACTCAGGCCGAAGCCTTATTGGGGGCATATAGAGATTTAACATGGGAAGATTATATTGAAATCTCAGATAGCATTGTAAAGTTTGATAAGAATAACATTAATGGGGAGTTGGAGAGACAAGCTTCTATCTATTCCTACTATGTGGGTCTCCTAGGGACTGCTAAGAATGACATGGATAAAGCAGGTTTGAAGTTAGTTCAATTTATGGCTGAGACTCGCAAAGAGCAGAAGGAAAATGCCTCTGGAAAGTACACCGCTAAGGATTTGGATGATTATGTTATGGCACATCCTGATTACTTCCTCTTGGTTGAAACCGCTAATGACGCACAATTTAAGTACAGTCTAATTAAGGGACTTGTTCAGTCTCTTGATCAGAAAAAAGATATGTTGGTTCAGTTATCAGCCAATTCAAGAGCTGAAACTAATTTGTATAAATAAACTAAAAAACTCGCTATACTGTACTATTATAAGGTACTATATAACTTTTAACTGGAGATACTAAAATGGCTATTGATTTGGAAGCACTTGCGGCAAAACACGCACAATTGAGCAATCCGACTGCGGGTAGTTCAACTGATTTTTTGAAGAACTTTTTTCAGGTTGTGGAGGGGACTAATATTATTCGTATCCTTCCAGGGAAGGATGAAGATACTCTTTTCTATGCGGAGACTAAGATTCATAGAGTCCCTGATGGAGAAGGGCGAATTCGTAACATGCACTGTCGTAAAGTTCATGGTGAGCAGTGTCCAATGTGTGACGCTTATTACGGTCTTTGGAAGACGGGTAATAAGGAAGATGAAGATATGGGCCGACAGGTTAAGCCTCGTTCTCGGTACTACATGAATGTTGTTGATCGTGAGTCGGGCGAGGTTAAAATCCTTTCGGTGGGGGTGATTCTTTTTAAGAAGATTATTGCTACTATGCTCGATGAAGACTTTGGTGATATTACTGATACATCTACGGGTCATGATTTCAAGATTGTTAAGATCATGGACGGTCAGTGGCCTAAGTATGATCAATCACAACCTCGACCGAAGGCAGAACCAGCTGGGAGTACAGCTGAGATTGCTTCTTATATGGACTCTTTGCACGACATTCATGCCTTGGTTAAGCTTGAGGAGTACGATACTGTCCGAGAAGCAGCTCACAACTTGCTCCCCTCCCTTGCACAGAATGCAGCAAGTAGAACATATACAGAGGCTACACAATCATCCGATACATCATCGGATGATAACTATTTGAAGAAGATTCAGTCTTAGGAGACATTTATGTTTTTTGCAAGTATTTGGGAAAATTTAGCACTCAGTGAAGCAGTGTGGGGTATTGTAGGCACGGGTCTTGTTTGGTGCCTAGGATTATTTTATAGTTGGTTACGAAAACAAGGAATTGAGAATGAGGCTATCGACGCTCTTCGGGATGGGATTGCCCAGACTGGTGACGAGTTTGTAGCTTTCCGTAAAAGAGCAGCCGCAGATGGTAAGCTCACTGA